GAGTGCTTCCAATAATTAAGTATTTTCCACCTTTTCCTGATGGAATAGTAATTCTACTGTTATTGGTCGATGTGCTATGAAATGCATCGGTATCAAAAACTTCACTATCAAAATTTACAATTGTTGCTGTATCAGATGTTATAGTTTGTGTTGTGGAATGATAAATTAAACATCCCACAAATCCACTAGCGGATGGTGTAGCCCAACTTGGAACGCCACCAGATACAGTCAAAACTTGACCAGTTGTTCCAATACCTAATCTAGTGTTTGTGTTTGCTGTGGATGAACGATATTCAATATCGCCAAGAGTTGTTGATGGATTTAGATTCTTGGTTGTGGTGTCAATTGAAGTTCCAAGTGTGCGGATTGCACTTGCACCATCTTTAACTAGATCGGTGTCTGCTGGTGTTGTCCAGCCATAATTGGTAGTTGTTGGCATTTTATCCTTTTCCTATCAGGCTACTATTGTAGCGTACTCCCAAGTCAATGTTGGGTCTATTGTGTTCCAAGCCTCAGTTATTGGGGTTGTATTCCAACGCATCGCCACTTGGCTAAATGCGGTTGGCGAAACATTGATTGTCAAAAATAACTCATTAAATCGTGTACTCCATGACCAGCCCTCAACATAACCTTGAAATGTGCCACCTGATATTTGGCTAGGCAGATTTCTAATATCAACTGGCATTCCCATAAATACGCCTAATAGGTCATCACGATCAGCATTATCGATTTCAGCGTTAGTAATTGGGAATGTTATAGATTGAAATGCTGGCTGTGGGTAAGCTCTTTGGTCAATATAACGATCAGCAATTGCCTGAGCATCAACAGCACCTTGAACCCTAGAATTGATAGTTTCGGCTTTGTAGCCATAAAGAGTAATTGATGTTGCATCACTAGCTGTAACTTGTGAATTAAAGTTATTGCCATAATTTATATATATATCATTTCTAACATCTGATGATCTCATAACAGTTGATAAGCCAGCACCTAAAGCATGACCAGCATCTAGTTCAACATAACCATTTGTAAGTAGATAGTTTTGTCTGTGGTCTGCATCTGCATAACCTATGTTTCCATTATTGGCTTCATAGATATAACCAAAGGCTGAATTGGCAATATCTGAAATAACATTGTAAATAGTATCGACTGTCGTTGATTGAGCAGTCATTGTGTAAAGTCCGGGTTGATCTATTTCGCCTAATCCTAAATTGACTGCATTAGCCCAAGTTTCAGTTGCGTCATAAGTAGCCCATGTAGAAGCTGATGGCACATCATTCCAAGTTCCTAATAACACGCTGGAAAGAATTGTGTAAATCTGGTTGCCATCCTCATCTTGAGAAATGTTGTTATCCCAAATGTCTTTGGCTATCTTGGCAAGTGAGCCCATAGCAATTATTGTGTAAGCAATAACTGTGCCAGCTGCACCACTTTGAGCCACTTCAACTGTTATGTCAGTAATATCTCCACCAAAGATCGTTACATAAGCAGCTGAACTATCTTTGACTTGTAAGTCTAAACTGTCATTTATATCAAAAGGTAATGTTTGACCATTTAATGCAACTAGGCTGATTTGAATATAAGATGGGCTTGGTTGAGTGTAAATATCATCACGACCAGCCTGATGCTGAATATCGCTTATTGCTATGTCAGTATAATCGACCCCACCGACAGTTAATTTCCAATCTGGAGCCCATGCTGTCAATTTAGTCTAATTCCATTTCCACTAAATACTGGCACACTTCGAGCTGCGCTTTGATTAACTACTTTTCCAACAGCTCTTGCTGCACCTTCGCCATCAATAGCACTTACATAAATGTTAGTTACGCCTGGATTGCCTGCACCATAAGTAAAGTTGCTTGGACTACTTGGATAGTTACCAGCAGGATTTCCAGCAATATCTCCACCACCTGCTAATTGACTTAATCCATAAGTTGCAGCAACGGCTGCCAATGCAGCAGCAGCAGTTCCAACAGATGCTCCAGCAGTTGCAAATGCGGTAGCAACAGCAGCTCCGGCAGCAGCAGTTCTTAATGCCTTCATAGCAGTTACTAAAGTCATGATTGCAGTAACAAAAGCAGCGATCTTATTGGCAACAAATACTGTGGCAATAATGCCAGCCAATACCATCAATTCCTCTTTGATCGAAATAATAAATTTAATAACGCTAATAAGTTGCTGACCAAATTCAAAAGCACCTTTTGTTGCATCAGTTATTCCAGCAACTACGCCATCTTCACCAGTTAATCCAGCAGCAAATGCTTGAAGGTTTGGTACAAATACAGCTAATAAATAATCAGCCAATTCCTTGACAATAGGTAATAAGGCTGCACCGATCTGTTCTTTAGTTTCATCAACGGCTATTGATAATTGCTTAAACTTAAACTCAGCATTGGTTGCTTCATTGGCAACAAAGCCATTGTAGGTCTGGGCTAATTGTTGGGTGATTTCGTCGAAAGATTTGGTTTTAAGGGTGGTTTGGTCAATTCCTAGCCCTAACTTACCCAAAGCGGTATTTGAGCCCTCATAGGCCTTTCCTAAGGCGTTTGTGACTGTTTCTAGTGGTTTGCCTGTGGCTATGCTGATCTCTTGAGCTAAGGTCAATAACTCTTGGGCTTTAGTAACATCTTGAGTCGAACGAATTAACCGACCTAGTGCTGGCCTTAAAACATCATCTGTTGTAGCAGTAGCAATTGACTGTTTTGTAATATAGCCATCGATTGCTTTAATTTGATCCTCAGTCGCCTTTGTATTGGATCTGATAGTTTGCTCTAAATTCTTGCGAGCCTTCTCATCCTCAGCTGCTGCTTTGACTGCTGATACTGCAAATGCGGTAGCTGCTGCACCAACGGCAGCAAAAGCCAATGCCGCTTTCTTACCAAATTCTTTAATTGATTCTGCTGAGTTATCTACAACCTTTTCAGCATCTTTTAAGCCATTACGCAATCCATCAATATCGGCTGCTAAAGCTAAAGTTAATGTTCTACTATTACTAGCCATTTACAAACTCATTTCTTATTTCTAAAATGATTTCTTCAAACTCTTTGATAATTGTAGGCTGTAAATGTCTAATTGTTGGGTAAATGAACCAACCACGAGATCCTGGACCTTTAGACATTGGCCCAGACCATCTTGGGAATTGTGGGTAATTCTTTGAACCAAATTCATGAGCTGCGCCAATACCTAGACGGCTACCTTTAGGATCGTTTCTAGTATTGAATTGAGTAGTTGCACCACCTGAAAATTTTTGGCTAGCAAAACCAAACTTAATCTCACCTAATACAGATGATTTGCTTATTTTTCCACCCTGAGCAATACGATCTGCAACCTTGCCTCTTGATGAAGCAATGCGGCGAATTTCGTCAAGCTCTCTTTGAGCTAACGCACCAACTCTCTTAGCAGTTTCCTCTTTGGCAATATCGCCCATGTTTCTAATAACTTTAGCAAATTGATTTAATTCTTTTTTGTCATAGACAATTGAAGGTTGGGTCATTTCTTATACCTATCCTCCAATATCTCTAAAGCTGTTAAAACATCCGATCCATCAACCCATTCGCTCATTGGAATTTGAGTTGCTATTGACAACTGCACCAATAATCGATTTAGGCTTCCTACTGGATGGCTTTTGGGTTTGCATCACCGACTTGAATATCGGCAACAGTTTCCATCCAAGCTTCATAAGGTTTAACAGCCTTACCAGCTGCTTCTCTCTTATGTGCGTGATAAGCCAAAAACATTAAATCACTAACACCGATCTTTTCAGATGCTTGGCTAATGATATTGCCTGTTTTCTGCTCCCACTTCGCCCATTCTGGGGGTTGGGCAATATAAGTTGCTTGCTCCCCAGAATTGTATTCAATTGTAATTGCTAGTTTCATTTGTTTGCTCCCGTTTTATTTATTAGCTAAATGATTCTGCTGGCACGCCAATTACTTGGAATGATAGAGAAACTGTTTGTGCATCTGGTGATGTTCCACCAGCTGATGGCCATACTGGCAAAACTTGGAATGTGAATGTTGCACCTGATGCAGCTGTCATTACTGTGCTGATTCCGGTGTTTGGTGCTGACTCAGCAACGCCCCATAAAATCTCGCATAGAGATCCTGCTGCGCCCCAGTCTGCCAACATTTCAACATCAAATGTGAAGTTATTGTCTATAACTTTATAGACTTTTCCATCAAGTGTTTCGTATGTCTGACGATCCATTTCGCCAGTCAAAGTTGCACTTGTAGCTTGTGCGTCGAATGTGTTACCACCGATGGTAAAGGTAACATCCCGACCAGTAATTACTGTGGTAGCCATTTCCGCTCCTTAGGTTGTTTGTTGATAATAGGTTGATACTGTTATATCAGAGATCAATAAATTTGATGCTCCAACTTGTGTAACTGTTGGTCTATCGACCGATCCGACAACATATCCACTAGGGATAACTGCCAGAATGCTCATGATTAGTTGCTCTAAATTATCCAAAGATGCAGGATTGCTGTTATAAGCAACTGCTGCTGTTATTGTCATATTTACACGACAACGAATTACAGATTTACCAATTGTTTCAATTTCAAGGTATGGTGATTGTGGAACGCATACAACTGCTGGCGGAATAACTGTTTCTGGTACAAAAGCATAAACATTACCTGCAACACCGGCTAAAGCTGTGGCAAGTGGTTGTCTAACTGCTGAAAGAATTGTTGATGCTGGCATTTATTGAGCCATGCTTTCAACATCCATGTATGGGCCTAAGATCCCAACAACTCTATTGAATAAACTTCTGCCAATACGATAAGGAGTTGCTGTAAAA